TGTAAAGTCGGCTTGTATGTCGGGATTTACTTCAAATAATCTACCATCGCATAAATGAGTAGAGACCTTTCGAATGTCTTGAAAAAGAACTCTTTCGTCATGTTTGTCGAAGTAGAACATCTTTCCCCCACAACAGGCATCTAATATCGTTTTTCTCATTGCTCTCCTCCTTTCATAAGTTCTATTTCTCCCATATCTGTATGATTTTTATAATTTATTGAAATAAACTGACTTGTATTCTTTTCAAAACTTTTTCATTTGCGTCGTTATAAAATTGCTTGTTGACCTCAAAGCCGTACGCCTTTCTTCCCAATGAGGCTGCCGCATACAGGGTCGTGCCGCTTCCTGCGCACGGGTCGATGACAACATCTCCCTTGTCCGTGAATATCTCTATCAACCGTTTGAGAAGCGGGACAGGTTTCTGGCAAGGGTGGCATTTGGGCGTGGTGTTGTCCCTCACCCAGTCGAAGCAGTTGAAAATCATTCTCCCGTTGTTGTTGAATTTGGGCAACTTGTCACGATAAAGGATAAGACCGTATTCGCAGTTGCCGACGACCTTCATGTTTGCTTTCAACACTTGCGCCGAGAAGTCCTTGCGGAAAACCAGCGGTATGTAGTGCATGAGTCCGTATTTGCGGCCTAACTCTATGAATTTGAACTGTTGTTCATACTCGCAGAACAGTATCATGCAGGGGGATTTGCCGGCTTCTTTCGGTTCCTTGACGAGCATTTTGGAACAGAAGTGCATGAACTCTGCCGGACGAAACTCGCTGTCGGACGAAAAGAATTGCTTTCCTGCCTTGTCGCTCTCGCCGTTTTTGTTGTCTCCGTCGATATACCATGCGGGGTTGCTGGCGTAGGCGTTATTCGCCAAATTATACGGCACGTCGGCTATAATCAGCTGCGCTTTTGGCAGACCATAGACTTTATAATTCTGGAATGAGTCGTTGTAAAGCTCTATATCTTTCATACTTAACTTTCCTTTTTGCTGTATTTGTCGATAATTTCTTGAATCTGTACGGGTGTCGCTTTCTCCTTTTCACGCAGCTCCCATTCCCGTTTCCTTTCCTCCTGCCTTTTTTTGTCTTCATAGAACCGCAATAGATTCTCCCTGTCAGAATTAAATTTTTTCAATGACCTTGTCACTGTACCCGGAGTAAAAGTGCCGAAAAATTGATCGTATTTGTCTTGTTTGAATCGCTGGAAGAATACCATGAACTCGGTGAGCTTAAAACGGCCATAGCCTAAGATAATTGTCCGTGCCAGTTCGATAAAATCTGCTGGTTCCATGCCATTTCGAACTTTTGAAAATTCAGCGAGTTCAAAGAGCTGTATGGACAGCCATGATTCAGCTACGCTATCTCCAAATGTCCGGGCAACTCTTGAAATACTCGGTGCATGTCCGGTGAAACAACGCTCCTCGTTTTTGCAGTATTCCGTCTGCTTGTCTGGGCTAAAAAGGTAGAGCAGATTCTCCCCCGTCTTGTAAGTTGCCAGTATCTCCCGTTGCCAGCTTGGTGGCGATGGCTTTTGCAAACTCTGCATATCGCTCCTGTTTGGTCTTGTAATTAGGTTTTTGATGGATTCCGGATTGCTCATCTCGTGCTCGTTTTAATTCAATTCTTAACCAGTTGGCAAAGTGTTTTTGTGCATCGCTGACGCTTTTTCTTGCAATACCCTCGTTTTGAAGTTTACGGATATATGCCTCGATATATAATCTTGATTCGTTCTCGTCGATGTGGTTGTTCATCGATAGCGTTTCTATCCACGTTTGATTTGAGAGTAGTTCTTCACACAATTCTGTCAGTGGCTTGTCAACGTCTTTGCCAAAATCTTCTTCTTTTTCTTTGCTTCTCGATAGAGAAGTTTCTTCTAAATCATTATCATTATCATTATCATTTTCATTATCATTTAAGCCCCCACTGGCTCGTTTGGCTCCCACTGGGTTATTTGGGGTCGAGTGGCTCGTTTGGCTCCCACTGGACTTTGATTTAACCGTTTCAGAGTTCTTGTCATTACCTCCTTTACGCCCGTTGTTCCGGTTTCTCTCGACAATGCCCTGATATTTGAGTTCATCTATCTCGAATTGATTCTTGAAAAACTCAAATGCCATTTCAATGTCCTCCTCTACCGTAACCTCCTCGCCAAGTTGATATTTGAATATTGCTCGAAACAGCCTGCCCAGTTGTTTGTCAGATAATCTCGATATGGGTTTGTAAAATGATTTATAAATCAAAAAGCTGTCTTTCATTTATTCTTAATATTGATAGTTATTCTCTTTTCGTATCATACTTTTCAATTATCATAATTCCTTCTTCTGTTTTATCTCCGTAAACGATATGACAGCCAAACTCATGAACCAATATATCCAAATCTTCTATGGTTTCTATCTCAGTATAGAGATTAAGGGTATTGGTATCTATCATTTCCCTTATAACTGGCAATCTTGACTCAAACAATGAATCTTCTAAACTTCTTAGATAGATGTCTCCTCGTTTAAAGGTATTCATGCTCGATGTTATTAATTTCACCTTTAATGTTTTTGATTTATCGGGATCGTCATTATAATAAAAACGAGCTGACGATAATTGATTGAAATTAACAATAACATGATTATCTTCTTGGAATTTCTTTATTCTATTATGAATATCTACATATTGATCATAGTTGATAATAGACTTTATAAAAAGGTATTCCAAACATAAATCAGATACAACTAATTTTTCTCTGTTTAATTTGTCTTCCGATTCCATATTAAGTTTCAGTAATTGAAAATGCCCACCCGTTCAGGGTCTTGTGCTTGTCAATCTCACCGGTTTTGCATAGCTCGTTTATCTTGGATTTCATCGATTCGATGACCGCCTTCTGTATCTCTTGCGTGTGGGCTATCGCAGGTTCTTCGTTATGCTTTCTCTTTTCCTCGACTATCGAGGCGATGATGTGCTTGATGTCTATCATACGGCTTGTTGTTTTTCCTTGTCGATAACCGTTTTACTGTCAATACATTTTTTGATATAATTTGAAACTTCCTCCAATGATTCTGTGGGGATAACTATACCCAATTCTTTGCATGTCTCTTGGTCTTTTATTCCAAAGTAGATACCGGAGGCATTGTTGTAAATCGTCAAAGTCGAATCCTCGTGTGTCGAAGGAATCACGATTCCATAGTTCAAAGTTTTTTGTTCCATAATAATTTGTATTGTATTTTTAATATTGGTTATGAGAATACAGCCGGCAGGTACTTGTGCCGGTAAACGTTTTTCAGATAGGTTAGCATTTGGTCGTAGCTCTTGATAAAGCCCTCGTTGATAAGGTCGGCGACTTTTCTTTCAAGCTCGTACAGTTCCCGCTGTTTCTTTTCCTCGCCGTATTGGTTGCGGATATTCCTTTCATGCTCGTTGAACACAATCCAGTTCAACGCTTCGCCTACTTTCTGCATGGCTTGGGGCATGAAGTCTTTCCGAACGATCTTTGAAACGGCAGAGCCTAGTTTGTTGTAGGCATCGCCGGCTTCGTTGCGGTACTTTATCATTTCGTCATAGACGAATTTGATTACTTGTACTTCAAATCTTGGATTTAGCCACATAGCAAATTTGACGAATAATACAGGGTGCATCCATGTTCCTCCGCTTTTACCTCTCGATTTTAAATACGCAAGATTCTTCGTGCTCAATTTTTCTTCTTCCAACAAGGCATCTATAAATTCTTTTGTGTTTTTATTGGAAAAGAACTCTTTCAAATCCTTTTGCTTTAAATAGGGGGAATTCCCCCTATTTAGATTTGCATATTCATTCCATTGCCTCAACAGCTCTGTTGCGCAAAAGAATCCGTCTTTTGTTCGCTGGGTTACGTTAAATTCACCCATCTTTCTTTTCATCAGTTGGTTGGTTTTCATAGCATTTGTTCGATTGATAATACTTGTTCGCTCATAATACTAAAATTTACATACCACAAGAAGGTGAATTTATGATGTTTTCGTTGTGGCAATATGTGCACATAGATGTCATTGGCGAATAAACTCTACCGCATTTAGGGCATATCCAGCCCTGCATACCGACAAATGTCTGCGATTTTTCGAGTCTTGTCATCTCAATAGCTTTTAAGGCATCATCTTCTGAAACTCTACGGTATATATGCCCGCCTGCGCAATCTTCTGCGCTTACCGATTTTATAAATTCTTCTGCTGTCATATCATTTGTTTATTTTAGATTCTTATTTCAATCGAAAAGTGTTTTTGGCTTTTCATCGGGGAGAAACAGCCCATTTACAGCTAATACCTGTCTCATCGCTTCTCGATAAGTAACGCCGTTGTTCGTATAGTTCATGAAGTGATTGTACATCTTGGGGTACAACTCATAGCAAAGTTGAAGCCTGTTATCGTCTTTGAATTGGCAACCATATCCGCAGAACATACAACCGGTTCGTTTGGCTCCTTTATGGTATATGTCTGAAATTTTCAACCCTCTATCTCTTATGTATGCCCAAATGTCTTCTTCAAGCCAAATTGATAGAGGCTTTGAAATTGTTGTATCGCCAAATTGGTTACAACCTCCGGCTTGTAAATATTTCATCTGACGATGAATACTTTCAGAAGCCATTTCTCCGCTTATTGGAAACTGTCCTCTTCTTATATGATATTCATGAAATGGCTTTTTCTTTAATTGATAACAACACTTTTCACTTATATCGAACTTTACGTCAATCAAAAACATCCATTTCTTCGCCAACTTAAATATACTATGACGTTTTACTACAAAATTTTCAAAAACTTTTCCATTGGGAGTTCTTCTAACCTTACCTATTATGGCTGACGTAGATTTGCTCACAACGGGGAATCCGTATTTTTCAAATACCTGTGCAGGTTTTAATGTTGGATATATAATCTCAATGTCATATCCTTCTGTATTTTTAAGTTCTCGAACGAACCTGACTATATCTGGATATTCATTGCCCGTATTGCAGAAAACTGCCTTTATATCGGGTTTGACGATACGGCATAAATCAAGCAGTACGGTGCTGTCCTTTCCGCCACTGAACCCAACGTAAACCTGACCGTTTAGACGTGATACGAATTGGTCTATCACACCGAGGCTGTGGTCTATCTTTTGGCGAAGGGTCCAGCTTTGTCGCTCTCTTAATTCTTTCAAGTCCATAATATCACTTATTAAAGTTTGATTCTACTACTTTGTACCTCATGGGTAATCCGGAGCAGGTGATAGCGAGAAGGGCTGCGTCCCTTTCTTCTTGGTTGCTGCGGGGTCTGTTAAACTCTATACCGCTCATATCGCACAACCGCTTCAATTCCTCATGGGTGATCTTGCCGTCTTTCCCTTGCCAGCACTTGCGCAACGGGGATTGCTCCATGACTTTTATTCCGTAATGGAGCAACGTCTCGACTATCTTACGGCCTGTCTCTTGGTTGCGGCCTACGTGCTCGCCTTTCTTGGCTGCGCTCGCCCGTGTGTCTTTCGGGGACAAGTGCCAGTTGGATTTGTTTTTCCAACCTGCCTCGACATACACTGCCACTCGTTCATCGTTTTTATTGCAATGCTCATGAAGTTTTTTTATGCCCTCTACCAACAAGGGGAATGGGCAAACACTCATCTCCATTTTCATTTTCCTTATGTCTAATACGGAGTAGCCGCTACGCTCAACATCGGGGTCTATCCCTATCACTACATCGTATTTGAGTTTTCTGTTGTATGTGGCTTGTTCTTCCATTATATTTTGTCTTTTTATCAGAAAAGTTTCTTTTGTATCGATTCGCATGATTTGTCCGTGAACAGCTTTCGGAATATGTGGAAAAGGACATCTACGACGATACTGTTGCCTGCCATCACATATTGCCGGCTGTCGCTTATTCCCGCATTTTGAATCTTGTTTATGTCCGATTCGCTGACACCCATTAACCGGAAACATACTCTCGGTGTCAGCCTTCTTATCTTTTCCCGACACAGAAAATTATTTTCCTGCCACGAGTTGCTTGTTATCGCAGGGCATATCGTGTATGTGCCTCCTTTGTTGAATCCTCTGCTGCGTTGTATTATCTCGGGTTCCGAATATTCCCCGGCGATTATCGAATTGTCGGTCGGAGTTAACGCTCCGTTAGCCCTCAGACAATTGGCTGTGCCATCACCTGTTTTAGGTAACCATAAAAAGCCCGTTCCTTTTTTTCTGTGAGCGATGTTGTGTCTTATGAAACCTTTTATCATCTTCTCGCTCAAAAAATACTTTTCGTCCACGTCGTATTCGAGAATGTCCCCCAATCTCTTTTCAAGGGGCAAGGGTTCGGGGAAATAATACGATTCCGAGTCTCGTGTCGAAATCATGAATACTCTTTCCCTGTTATGGGGAATACCGTAGTCTTTCGCATTCAGAACCTTCGTGTGGTTCGTGTACCCTAATTTGGAAAGGTATTGTTCCCATGCCGATAAAAAACACTTGTATTTCCGTCCGGTAAGGGACTTTACATTCTCCATGAGCAGATATTTCGGCATTTTGTTCTCTATCGCTTTCTCGCATTCCCATAACAGGCTGCTGCGTGTGCCGCTGCCTTTCTCCAATCCCGCCTGCTTTCCGGCCGTTGAAATGTCCGTGCAGGGGAAAGAATATGTGAACAGGTCGAAGTCGGGAACTTTTGCCCAGTCTATATGGCATATATCCCCGAAGTTCCTGTCTCGGTATTGAGGATATACGGCATTATGGGCTTGTATGGCGTACTTGTCGATTTCCGACCAGCCGACCAGCTCGTAACCGATTCCGAGCCTGTCGAGTGCCATGCACTGGCTGTCATATCCGCTGAATGCTGTAAATACTTTTAATTGCATATTCTTCTCTTTTTGTTCGGCAGGCGGGATTCGAACCCGCATGATTGTTGTGCTGCTCACTTACATCTTTTATCGCCTACTATGAATAAGGCTCGCTGTTGTAGGTTTTGGTTCCTGTCTTTTAAACTTGTTTACCTTCTTGCTGGTCTCCTTTTCGCCAACCTGTCTCCCAACGGTCATTTCCTACCGTCCTCAGCTTAGAGCATCAATCTACTGCTTAATAGCGTCTACCTTTCCGCCACTGCCGATACCAACTAAAACACTTATGGCTAATTTCTCCCCGCAGTTCCTACTACCGTATGGTGCTCGACCACGTACCCGGCTCGGCTTGCGGGAATTCCAACATTATGTCTTATATCAGGTCTATGATTTTGGTTTTCACGATTCCGTCCAAACGCATGTCTTTAAGACCTTGTCTCATGTGTTCCTGCATGAGGCGGTTGGCTTCGGTGATGTCTTTGGCGCAAACGAGGGTGTAGTACTTCGTTTCCTTTTCATTGCCGCTGTCATCGATGAATATGTCTATCAACGTGGCCTTGTAGAAGGGCTTGTCTTCTTCCTTCTCGTTGACTATCTCGACAACTTTCGAGCGGGTGATAGAGATTACATCGCAATCATCGTATTGTTCAACGCCTTTTGCTTCGGCCTCGGCGAAATACTCCACGTTGGTGATGTAGTGCTCGATGACTTCTTTCACTTCACCCTTGATATTCTCCTTGTTGACTTTCAGTTTGATTTCGTATAGCATCGCTTTTATTTTTTACCGGTTAAAACTTCTTTTAACTTGGGATTACATGCCGCATAACGGCGGACATCAAAGTCACTATCCTTTGCCAGTTTTGCGAGTACCTCGGCGGGAGTGTTGGGATTACATGCCACGCTAACGCGGACAGCCCAGTGGCTATCCTTCGCCAATTCAATCAATACTTCTAAGGGTGTGTTGGGATTACATGCCGCATAACGGCGGAAAACCCAGTGGCTATCCTTCGCTAATTCTGCGAGCATATCGACGGGAATATTGGGATTACATGCTGCATAACGGCGGACATGCCAGTCGCTGTCCTTTGCCAACTCCGTGAGCACATCGACGGGAGTGTTAGGGTTTCTTGCCACATTACGGCGTACAACAATGTCGCTACTTAAAATCTCGTTTTTAGTCATTGTATTTCTTATTTATTTGTCTGACTTTATTTCTCATCAATCTTGCCAGCTCTTTATGCCGGTAGTCGTCGGACTTTTCCAACGCTTTTGCCGCTCTTTCCAGCAGGCTGACGATTGACTGTATTTCATAGTCTTTCATGAATTGATTATTTCATTGACTAATTCATCGGCTTCGCATATCCTTTCGGCTATCTTCTTGAAGGTGTTATCATCGGGATATATCCGTCTGATAAACATGGAGGGTTTCTCGAACGGGTTATATACGATGAAATCGCACCAATCGGCTTCAACGCACATGAGTTCGGACATGATTTGGTAATAGTACTTAGGCTCCGTGGACAGGAGGGTATCGTTGTCCTTTATCTTGTGGAAGTATTTGGCGTATGTGGCTGTTCCCACGCTTTTTATCTCGATTACCCCTTTTTCCCGCTTATTCTCATCGTAATAATATCCGTCGGGGCTGGCTGCGAAATGGGCGATGGTGGGGTGTTTGCACAATCCTACCTCGACGACACGGCGACCTGTTTTAAGTTCATATATGTGCCGGGCATCGGGCTCGTTCTCCGTTCCCCATCGCATTTGCTTGGTCGATATGTCGGTCTGGGTGATATAGTCGGAGAAAAAACCATCGTCGTTTACCATAGCCGGGTTGAGCATGCGCTCTCCCGCTACTTGGTAAATATAGTTCATGGCGCATTCTCCGACCCCGTTGCCGCTCCGGTTTGTTTTCATCAGGTCGCCTATGCGGCTTCCCGTGAAACAACCGAGGCGTTTCCTGTACCATTCAAGAGTCCTTTGCGCTTCCATCGTCGAACAGTGTCTGTTTAGTTCCTTCCTGATTGATTCCCTCTTTGACACCGGCTGCTTCTCCGGCTATATCTTTGAATTTGCTGCTTTTCGTGCCTCGGTATGGCTTCATAATCTCATCTACCGTCGTATCTCCATCTTTGAGGGATTGATGAATACCGGAAAGAAGGGCAATCTCATTGCTTCGTATCTGGGTGATAGTCTGCTTGCCGCACAATTTTATAATCTCCTCCTCGGTGATGTTGTACTCGTTCTTGAAGAATTCAATCCATTCTGCTTTTGCTTTTTTGAGTTTGTCTTCGTTTGACAGGTCGCCTGTTATAAAATTCTGCGCTGACCGATAGACTTTATCCGTTATGCTCTTGGGTATGACCGAAAAAACAGCATTGCGGTAGGCTATTGCGTTGGCCGCATTTCCGGTTACGGTTATCATGTCGTCGGAATACCGTTTGCCATACTTGTCAATTATGGATCGTCGAACCTCGAATGCGCTTGCCACATTCGTTTCCAAGTCCCACGCTGTACCCCGGCTTATAATTTGACGATCGGTAATTTGTACGACTTTGGCCTCTGTACGCATGTTTCCCCAATTCGATACGATTATCTTGGCTAGATGGACAGAAGGGCCGGTAATGGGTTTATTTCCCCGTGGAAGGGCATAACCGCAGGATTGAGCCGTCTCCTTGTCCATTGTCGCCATGACGATGGAGTTATCTATACTCCGCCTAATGTCTCTCGGATATTGCTTGGCCGTGGCTACTTGCGAATCTACATTTGCCCGTTCGAGGGCGTCTATTTGCATGACTTGTGGCTGTGCTTGAACCTGTAATACTTCGTACTCTGACATATTTTTTTGTTTAAAGGGTTATGTTTCTTTTTATACACCGCATATCCTCCCGGACGGGCGGTGAATATGCTTGATTTATATGGAATTATAGCTACTTATTTAATTCATGATTTTTAAAAGTTCATCTCTGGTAATACAGTTACGTGTGCCGACTTTTTCAGGCTTGGCGTTAATTGCATTCAAACGCTTCAACAATTCTTTATAAGAACACCCTAATAATTCTGTTGCCTTTCTAACCGGTACATAATCAGGCAAGAATACATCTCCATAGCCTTTCTTTATACCGGATATTGCATGGTTAATTACATCTTCCAATTTTCCGAGCAACATATTGTTTTCATCTCTCACTACCTTGATGATTGTATCTTCTATTCCCATATCCATTAATCTTTTAATCGTTTTTCCACTCTCATTGACGCTCTTCCTCTCGCATTCCTCAACCTGCACATATCGCCAGTGTCTCCGAATACCTGCACAACAACGAACAACAGGCTGAATAGGATAGAAACCCCGAATTGTCGTATCTTTTTCAAATCGAAAGCCTTTCCCAAGTATCGGCAAATGACATACAGAGTCAATTCACTGCTGGTCGATATACCTAATTTGAGGTATATGTTTTTCTTCTGTGTCTTGGTAGTCCATACAGACTTCCCCAGATTTTCGGCTACCTCTTTGTCTTGAAGACCCTTTGCATACTCCTTAGCGACCGCCCATTCTCCGGCAGTCAATATCAGCTCTTTCTCCATACCAATGTCCTCCATTCAGGAATTCCATCGTTCTCCACAGATACTTTACCAACTCCATACTCATAAGAGATGCCCAGTTGTTTCATGTAAGACTTCAACCGGCGATAAGCACTACATGTCTTAATATCGTCATAGAATGCATCTCCAACCTCCATACGAATCATGTACTTACACTTTCCACGTACTCCTTTCGGCTTGGGTATTATCCGCTTTACATCGGCTATGCACCTGAATCCTACTTGTATTTTCATCGTTTCCATATTCTTGTTTTTTATATAATAAAAGGAGCCGACCCTATTGTTTTTTTAGGCTCTGGCTCCCTACTCGTAACATTCCCGTGTTAGTTCGTTTTCTCGTCCTGCACACCCGACAAGGCAAATGTCGATAATGCAAAGAAAGCCATGCTTATAATGAGCTGTCCGATACTGGCATTGATAAATGCTGCTATTACCCCGAAAAAAGAGGCGAACATGAGCAGCAGGCAGATGGCTATAAATAATCTGTACATATTCTTGTTTTATTCAAATTCAAAACTGTCATTAAACTTGCACATTTCTATTCCGTCCTCGTCGTACACTTCGACCTCGTATTTCACTTCGATGGTTCCGTCTACATAATCGGGTGTGAAATAGTCGCCGTATGTAACCGTCGTACCATCGTATGCATCGTATATTACGTGTACGGGTAATATCTCATCGTCAACCTCTACGTCCAAATCGAAGTCTCCATACATCGATTTGTCCTCTCCTATCCGCTCGCTCACCACATATTCGAGTTGCTTCTCTACTTCTCGGCGAATCTTGTTGATTGTATAGTCGCTTATCGACAGGCTAACCATTTCATATTGCTCCGTTGTCATAGTGTTCACTCCTTTTAGGTATTGTTGCTTATTTCGCTTTTGTTTATCTTTGTATCACATTGACAGTACAAATATAAAGTATAAACTATATATAAACAAGTAAATACTTTATATTTAACAAATATTATACAGTTAAAACTATATATTTATGAGAATAAAAGAGATTATTAAAGAAAAAGGATATACACAAGCACAATTTGCAGAAAAACTCGGTATATCTCTTTCTGCATTAAATCAGCAAATGACTGGTAAACCCTCACTATCAACCCTTGAAAAGATAGCCGAAGCTCTTGGTGTAGAAATATGGGAGTTGTTTATTTCCCCAAAAGAATTTCCCACACAAGGTCTCAAATGCCCTCATTGTGGAAAGCCTATAAAAATCAATATCGAGTAGTTCCCCTGTAACAATAAACTTTATATGAATACAACTAAACTTAAAGATTTATTCGAAAAAAGTTCTGATAAATACGCCGATGCAAAAGCAATTGGTACAACATACCAAAGCATGTACAACATTATATATAAAGGAAGTATATGTAAAGTCGACTTGATAGAAAGAATCGCCAAATTCTATGGAGTTCCTGTCGGCTATTTTTTCGATGAAGAAAAAGAAGAAAGTAAAACAACTACTTGTCCTTATTGTGGACACTCGCTTAAAATAAATATTGAATAATCACAGACTACCCACATTATTATATATGAGCAATCTTCCAATAGTTCCCCTGCAACAGAAGACTGTTTTCCAACCCGAATCCTACGGGCAGGGGAATATAGTATAATGGAAAGCTGTCTGAACTACTTTTGACAAAATTTGCCAATCCCTTTCTCTCTCCATTCTTTTTGTTCGTTTCTATTTTATTGAACTTGGTGAAGCGTGCCCGGTTGCCGAATTGCCGGATATTACTTACACGTCACGACTTCGTTACTTCACCCCGACCCGTTGCAAGTCTCGGCGTTCCCGCTATTGCGACTCTCGGTGTTCGATTCCGTTATTCATTACGCCAATGAGCTAACTTTTATTAGGTATTTGTATTTTTAATTTTATTTACTACCTTTGTTGTATTAACACAATACAAATATACAGAATATTTCTGCAAAATATACAGATAAAACAGAAAATATTTGGATATTATATATATTTAACACATGAACGCCGCACAAAGATTAGAAGCCATTCTGAATTACTATGGTATAAATGCTAAGTCATTATCTGAGAAATGTGGATATGGTAGGCCGCAAGGAATATACGATGTTCAAAATGGGAAAACAAAAGAAATTTCAACCACAATGGCAAACAAGATTTTATCTGTATTCCCTGAATTAAATAGAGTGTGGCTTCTCACAGGAGAGGGAAATATGATTAATGAAAGAAATAATTCAAGCATTATTGATAGCAACAATAACAATAGAGGAATTATACAAAATAGTCATGGAAATATCAATAATGGTAATATTTCCATATCTTTGCCGGAAAGAGGTCAGCAAAAAATTATTGATCCAGACGGAAGGGTCACAATAGAGAATACCAGTTCAGGCGCTCATGATTACCTGAACGAAATAAATAGACTTAACCAGAGGATACAAGACCTTGAAAGAATTATCAGCGGACATGAAGCTACAATAAAGTCAAAAGACGATTTAATATGTATATTGAAGAGCGCATTAGATAAGAAATGATTTTTAGGTTACAGTTTTATTGCTTCTAAATATAGCGAATATAAAAACTTAGTTTTACAACATAATTTACAAACACATATAGTTATGAAAAATCTTACATTACTCTTATTCACCATCTTACTATTAGCTTTCGCCTCTTGCACACAGACAAATGAAGACAAAGCTCGCAGTTTAATAGAAGATCAACTTAAAAAAACAATGAATGATTGGAACAGCTACGAATTTGTAGAGATGACACCCCTCGATAGCTCTTTCAGCGTACTATCAGACAACGAAGAATATTATAATCTTGGATTGAAGTTAAAAGTTTTAGATGCAAAATCAAATTACTTTATTTCAAATGTTAGCTCCGATTACCGGAATATGGACATGTGGACAGATAGTGCGAAACAGGTAATTGCAGAGATGGAATCAGTAAACAAAAGAATGGACGAAATTCAATCATCATTTGTCCCAGAACATAATGGCTGGTGGACTAATTTCACTTGTAGAGGAAATAACAAATTAGGTCAAAAGGTTATATCAAATACACGTTATTATTTTAACAAGGAAATTACGAAAATAACAGATACTAAAAATATTAAATAGTTGTGTTCCAAATTTAGATAAGTCATGAAGAAGATAGTATTATTATTGTTGGTTATTATTCCAACTATTGCATTTTGTGCTGAACCTAAAATAGAATTTGATAAAATTGATTCTGACGGCTCTCGAATGATAGGGTGCAATACAATTTATATTGGAAAGTGGACAGACAAGATAAATGTAAATTTATCTATTTCCTGCATTCAAATAAAAGAAAACCCAAATTATCAATTGTCAATGAGAATATTTTCTTATGCCCCTATTTCTGTAAAAAAAGGTGGTGTACTATTATTGCGTTTTGGAAATGATTCAATAGCCGAATTAAACTCATCGATTGAATATTCCGATGAAATAGGCAAATATGATTCATATACAAAGTTAAGACAGTTCATAATTTACCCAGCTTACGATATATCGGAAGAACTTATAAAAACAATTGCCAAGTATGGCATAAAGAAAATAAGAATAGAAACCAACCTTGAAAATATAGACCGAGAACTAAGCAATAAAAAGACAAAAGAAACGGCTAAATTCTTGGGTGGTGAATATACGCTTATACAAGAAGCGTTGGAAACCAAAGGAAATGATATTATGGAAGGTTTTTAAAATCAAACATTTATTACTCTATCTCTTTCAACACATCTAACTTGATTTCATCATCTATGTCACGATAACGGGCAAATGCCTTGCTGCCCTCTACATGACCGCTCATAGACCCGATAATATTCGGGTCTTTTACTTTTTTATAAATATTCCCGATAAATGTACGACGTGCGAGGTGCGAACTGGCAATCTCATATATAGGCTTTTGCTCCTCTTTCTGCGTTACCGGATTTATGACGGTGACTTTTCTGTCGATACCCGCCATTCTTAAAATCTTCTTGATGGAATCATTGTATTTTTGCTCAGAGATAAAGGGAAAAAGGGTACGTCCTCCATATTCCTTGTACTTTTCCAATATTTCAATCGCTTTCTTCGTCAAAGGTACACGAGCATATTCCTGATTATCCCCTTTCGTTTTTGTCGGGACATATTCAATAGCCCCGTCATTGATGTTTTCACGAGTTAACCTATACAAATCGCTTACTCTACAACCAATCATACATTGAAAGACAAATATATCACGCTGTATAGCAAGAAAAGGATTGTTCGGCATTGGAAAATTGTACACCCTGTCACGTTCTTCTAAGGTAAGGAAATAAGGTCTCCCATATATTTGCTCCTTTATGGAATAATTTGCAAAAGGGTTGATCGTTGTCTCCCCCATTCTCACAGCCCAAAGATAGAACACCCTTAACTTCGTCATCATGTTAGCAATAGTATTTCTACCTCTCGGCAATAACTTCTTGACACCCTCATACAACGACGGGTATAATTCTGCTAATCTATACTCGTTTTTTAGATAATCTTCGAAATTAGACAAATCAAATGCAGATATTTCGAGGCTCCACCTGAATTTTCCTCCATTAAAAATTTCGTAATTTTCATACCGGATCATTATCCGCTTTAAAACATCATAATGTTCCTCTCGCTTCTCATCGTATTGTTTATAGATTAGGAATTTGTCAAATATATCGAAGAAATCATCATTAACAGGTGTTTCACCATTCACTCTACGCTGCATGGCATTACGCAGCCATTTGCTCGTTGGCTGGTAGTCGTCTCCTCTTTCCTCCCATGTCCGAAGTATAAGAGACTTTAATTCATTCACTTTTTCGTTGAAAATTCGTCTCTCTTTATCCGGGTACAACGCCCTCGATTTTATTTCTTCTCTCTTGTTGTCGAAAAGATCTACGTTTATCTGTAAATCGCTTACATAATATAATAATTTTGCCCCCGGAGTAGATAGTCGGAAACGTACATTTACTATGTTATTTTTTTTGCTGGAACGAACGTATGCTTTAACGGTTGCCAT